TGTAATATAAAGAACATCATATCCATTAATAAGAACATTGGCTGCATGATGACACATGAATAGGGTTTTACCTACTCCTGTACCAGACATTATAATGTTTAGTGTCTTATTAGGAAGTCCACCATTCGTTATGTCGTTGAAGTACTTGAGATCGAAAGGAATTCGTTCTTCTTTTTTATGATAAAACGCAAAACGATCTTCGGAATTATCAACATAGTCATGACCAACAGACATATCAAAGCTAACAGAAAGAGCATCAGACAGAATATCAGGCAAAGCAGTAGTATTCCTATCTTTATCATTTCCACCTATAATGCTAATTCCATCCAGAACTGCAAGATGGAGGGCCCTATCTTTGCAGTACTGTTCGGTTGTGTCCACCAACCATTTTTGATCTGTTTCCTCATGTGATAATCCATTCACTAAGTCTTGAGTTGTTTTATATAACTCCTCGTTTAAATCATTTCTTTTATCAATCTGTATAACTACAGCTTCTTTTGTTGGTAGTTCACTATATTTATCTACAAACTTATCTATCTCATCAAATACTACTTGATGTTCTTTACTCTCAAAATATTTAATCTTCAGAAAGGGTAATACTTTCCTTGTGAACGCTTCGTTGTTCATCAAATGTGCTAGAATCATTGTCTCTGTAGATGATTTCAAAATCTTCCTCCTCAGTTAGTCCTTTTTCCAAACATGAAACAAGAATATCTCCTGCGATTTGATGAAATTCTTGTTCGTGTTTCAAATGATTATTGTTTTTCCATTGTGCAGGCTTCAATGTAAAATGAAGGTTCATTCCCCCACTTTTAGTTTCTTCCCCCATCATAACATCCTCGTAAAGATAAACTAAACCTTTAAATTTACCTTCTTCAATACGAATAGCGTTGAGTTTAGACTCATCACCCTCTCGCACTACCATTGAATGTTTGACTGTTTCTACTGGTTCATATTCAGACATAGTGTAAATAACTCCCTAAAATAAATTTGTCGTTAGATATTGGTGTGTTTCCACGATGCAAGTATGTCCAAGTTGCAGGAAATAATAACATTGTACCACACTCAGGCGTAATAGTCAAGTCCAAATCTGGAAATTCTGTTTCTCCACCTTCTTCTACATCATTAAGGTAAACAAAGAGTACAAGAAAACGCATTGCAGAATCAAGACTCCCGACATCAACATGATCCAAGAAATTCCCTCGACCCATTCTATAACGCTTAATTCTAATTTCTTCGTACTTGAACTTCTCCGGCCAGGTATGCTCGTGTAACCCTGTTTCTTCTTTATATTGTTGTAAGACATATTTAAATCTATCATATATTGATAACTGTGTATCGTGTGTTTCTTTTGGAAAATCATTCAAGTTGAGTTCATCAAAATTTCGATGGCCTTCCAACTTAGTATGTGTTAAATTATTATTCAATTCCTGCATATTGAAATACTCTACAATACCAGAACATTCTTGTTTACTGAATATCTTCGGGTATGTCTTTATGTACCTCTCCATATAAAAACTCCTCTTTCGCAGCTTCTTCTAATTGTTTCATAATTTCTTCTGTAAAATATTTCTCTGGATCAGCATAAATGGATTTTCCATATAACTGTTTACCATCGATCTCATAACGATTACCAGACCTTTTAAACACTCCATGTTTCTCACCAAACTCTAGAAGTCCATAATACCTATCGATACCTGACTGATAACCCAATCGAACATCTATCATTTTATTTTCTACTGTCAGTCTGGATTTCTGGTTCTTACAATGGATGATATTTCCAACCACCTCAGTACCATCCTTATCTTTTTTCTTCGACAAATAAATGATAGAACTGGCTGCATATTTTAGTCCAGAACCACCACCCATTTCCTTAGTGGGCATATATGCACCTATCACATCATATGTGTGATTGGTTACGATTAGAGGAACATTTGCACGACCTAACTTGAGGGTCAATACACGAAAACAGGCTTTTATGATTTGAGCTCTAGTCATGTCTCTGGTTTCTGCTCCTGCAGCTGTATCTTCTAATTCCTTTGTAGTTGATAAATTGCCAAGCGAGTCCAGAACTATCATCAAAGGTTTCTGTTCTTCCTGTTCCAGATATGAATCTAGAATTTTTATTGCTTGTGTTCTAAATTCCTGTATGGTTATTACTGGAAGTATAACCATTCTCTTAGGGTCAATACCCCTAGACTCTATCAGTTCTTTTGGTATTGCAGACTCAGACTCAAAGTATAACACTCCTGCATCTGGATTTGCATCCAAAAACTGTTTGACTATTCCTAATGCGAAGTAGGTTTTTCCTGTTGCACTTTCTCCTGCAAGGGCAGTAATTTTGTTTGATGGAAGTCCACCACTAAGGCTACCAGAAAGTAACCCATTAAATAAGTAACTGCCAGTATCGATGTAAGTATTAACATCCCCAGCTGCCACCCCTTCATCAACGATTGATGCGTATTCATTTCCTGACTCCTTAATAAATTGTTTTAAATCCATTAATCCTCTCTGTTTTCAGATTTGTCTACAGAGAATCCTTCTGGATAACGACCACTTAATTTCTTAGTATTCTCTGCAAGAATTTCATTGAGGCTCCAACCACCCCAAATGAGAACTTGTTGTACATACCACATTACATCTCCAAGTTCTAATTTGATTTTCTCCCTTAGTTCTGGTGAAGGTTCTTTTCCTTGAAAAAGTAGCTTCTTTACCAAGTCTAAAAGTTCTCCACCTTCAGAGCAAATACCAATACCTCCTGTAAGTAGTCTTTGAGGCTCTGACCATATTTTATCACCATCTTGAAATTCTGCAAGTCTATCCATAAATGTGTCGCTATCAACAGTTGCCTCTGATGTGACACTATTTACAAAATCTCTGTGATCTATTACTTCTTTTGAATCCATATTCTCCTTTAGTTAAAAAAATCTAATAATGTTGTTTGTGTTCCATATGACTCATCAATCATCCACCCAATAGACTCTGTAATGAATTTCAATGGTTCGACATACGACTTCACAAATTGTTTATCATAATCTATATATTTCTGCACTTCCAACTCTTTAGGGCACTCTGTGAAAAAGGTAAATACGTTTGTTTGAAATGGATTTGGATTCTTCAAATAAACAAACTTGACTTTCTCACCATCCATAATCTCTGGATATTTCTTATTCAGTTTCTTATCTTTCAACTGGAAATTGTAGAGTAGAGCTCCTTTAACGTGCATTGGACAACCCTTCTTGAAAATACCATTCGTTGTTGACCACTTACTAAGACCATTACAGGAACGTGGAAATGCAATCATATCTGGTTTAAGTTCCAACCACTCCTTACGAAAATCCTGTATGAAAGTGTTAAGTTCTTTTTCATCACCACTAATGATTAACTTCAACGCATCTCTAATCTTGTCTCGACATACTTGTGGAGTTGATGACTTAACTGCCTCAATCCCCATCATCTTTAGTTTAGGTTCTGCATACTGAACACCTTCAGAGTTATGGACATTCAGAATGTATCGTTTCTTTGCAGTCCAAATTCCTTTGTCTGCAATCACCTCACGAGCCATAATCATCTTCTGGTCATATGCATTTGTATAGTCTGCAAGTTCTTGATACTTTTCACCGATAAATTTTTCTATCGTATCATTACAAATAGTATCAAGAAACTTTACAGGGTCTTTCGGTTTCAACTTGTCAATTAATTTTTCAAAGGTAAGATAAACAGAATCCGTATCAGATGCAAGTACATAATCCTCATCTTCAGTCTTTAGTAATTCATTCATATACTTGTTGAGTGCAATCTCAATCCATCTAATGGAAAGTTGTCCACCATGAGTAACGGCTTCAGCAATACGAATATCAAAGAATCTGAAATACTGATTACCCATTGCACCATATGCAGAGTTCAATGCAATCTTGAGTGCCATCTGTTTGTTCTTGTACCTAGAAATTGTTGACAATAACTTTGGGTCTTTTGTGTTCTCAAACTCTTGTTGTGCTTTTAACATCAACTTCTTGACTGACTTACGTTCATCATACATACCCTTTAACAACTCTGGAACGAACCCACAGAATGTATTATCAAATATAGCTCCGTTTGGAGTTATGGTTTCATTCTTCAAAAAAGATGTATCAAATTCCTTCGATAACATCTTGTCAACAGTAGGCACAGTTCTATACATCCCCTTGATAGTCTCAGGTGATATGTTGTACTGCATAATCAAATGTGGATATAGTGAGTTCAAGTCAAAACTGACAATCCATTTATGAAGTCCAACTTGAGGGTCTTTGACATACGCTCCTGTATACATCTCACTTTTGTCTTTTCTGACAATCATGGGTATCTGGATGTTCTTTTGTCTCAAATAGTTGTACATAATAATATCCCACATTCTTACTTGTGAGAACACATCACCATAGTTACACTTTGCACTATATGCCATAGTCATAATCAAATCAATCAGTTTCATCTTGTCCTCAAGACGATCTACAAGCTCCACATCTTTTATGTTGTATTCAATAAATGATTGATAGTCTTTAGTGTACCATTCTCTGTAAGTATCATATGGGTTTGGGTCTTTACGTTCACCCAATTCAACAAATGCAATATGGTCTAATCGATAACTCTCTTGCGCTGAATATGTGAACTTACGATACAAGTCAAGATAGTCCAGTTGTTCCAGACCATTGATATTGTAACAAATATGTTCTTTTCCTTGAATGTAGATACTATCCTTGAAAACACTTTTCCATACTGACAATCTCTTAATCTCATCTTCACCAAACCTATACTTGATGCGATGTATCAAATAGGGAATATCATAAAACTTTGAGTTCCATCCTGTAACAACATCTGGTTTGTGAGTCTCCCAAAATCCAAGAAACTTTTGCAGTAGCTCATCTTCATCCTGACATCTTAAATAATGCACATCATCTCTATCATTCTTAAATTCACCAGTACCAAACACTACAATCTGTTTTGACTGATGATTCTTGATTGTGATGGAGAGCATTTCCTCTGGTGCAGTTTCTACTTTTGGAAACCCATTATCACACGCAACCTCAATATCAATAGTTACCACTAGAATATTATCCATATTCCATTTGATTTCATTCTTCCATGTATCAGAAATATATTGATAGGGATAACGAGTCATACCATAAACCAACCCAGGCTGGTATTCATATTGTTGAACAAATGATCTCGCTTGTTTGATGGATTGTTGTTTGACAGGAGTTAAATATTTGCCTGCAAGTGTCTTGTAAGGTGTTTGTTTCTGTACAGGAACGTACAGGGTAGGTTGATATTTTACGCGATCTGTTATTCTTTCTCCGTTCTTTACTCCACGAATAAGAATATAGTCACCAAAATTTATTACATTTGTATAAAAATCCATAATATAATTATTAT